TTCTTGTCTGGTTTCAATGTTCCCATTCCTCTTGAAGAAACACCTAACCTTGCACCCTCATCGATAAGATTTTTAACAATATTACCATTTGGTGTGCCTAAAACTTTTGCCCTACCAATAAAGTTTTTACCTTCTTTTCTTAATTCAGTAATCATGTGCGATGCACGATCAAGATTTACAGTTGGGCCGTCTGGATGTCCTAATTCTCCAAATGCACGTTTTGGTTCAACGTACTCTTTGACATAACGATTTACTTCTTTTTCAAGGACAGGCAATGGATAAATTCTTCCATTTTTGTTTTTACGTTCTGATTGCATGAAAATACCCTCAATGAAATATTGTTTGGGTTTTCCATCTGCTTCAACCAGCTCGTATTCTACTGTTTCTGTAAGTTCGCAAATTAGTTTCATTTTACCTACCTTACGTTATCGAATGCAAAATCCAAGATTTTCAAGAACGATTTTGTATCTTTGTTCATGTTATCTCGCATTTTTTTCTTGTTAGTACTATTTAGAGAATCTAATGTCTTTAATATAACAGATGCAGCATCTGGATCAATCGGTACGGATGTTCCAGATTTAAACTTTATATCTGCTTCTCTTTTCTTTTTAACGACTGCTCGTAATTGTTTTTCAACATCTTCTTCAAGAGGCTCTTTGGTTGTTTTACCTAATAGTATGTTTTCATCCTGAGTTACAGGAGTTTCTAAGATACCTCTGAGTTGTTTAAGTGTTTTCATTAAGTTCCAGAAGAAGCAATTTTAGTATATGTTCCGTTAGTTACATTTGCTTTTAAAAATTGATCAGAATCTTTATGTATTACTGTAACTGAACCAGCAGGTACAGTAATAGAACCTACAGTAGTTCCGTCTGTTCCTCCCTCAGTACCATCAGAATCTATAACAGTTATGATTGAAATTGCTGATGCATAAACTGCAACCGCAGTTGCTTTGCTTAATCCTAAATTCGTAGCAGTTGTGGCAGTTTGTGCTGCTAAAAGTTTCATTGTACCTCCGTTGTTTCTGCTGGTGGTTCTTCGACTGTAGGTTCTTCTACTGAAGCCTCTACTGAAGGTTCTTCTATTTTATCGGCAAACATTTTAGCAGAAACTTCTTGTTTTCTTACATCAATAGAACTTGTTACTTTATCTGCAATAAGCGTATTAAATGCATCTGTAACCTTAATAGGTTTATCTTGCATCGAAAAGTCTACTATGTCAACCATTTTAAGTTCTCGTTGTGTTTCTTGTTCTGCCATTGTTATCTCCTAAAAATTATCTATTAATATTTATACAATTAAATAACTCTATATTAACCGAAATTCTTCTTTCTATAGTCCGAAATGTCAGTTAATTGAGTATTAGAGTCATTTTCCAAGTCAATTTTAGTCTCTTCACCATATCCACCTTCATCTTCACTGCCCTCAGCTTCCAATTCCTGAGCCATTTGTTTATCTTCCTGTTCTACTTCTTCTTCCGACTGATGTAAAATATTTGCTCTAAACCATTCTTTTGAATAGTATTTGCCTACCATATCTTCCATGTCTCTCGCAATAGTCATACGTTGTGTCATTATTTCGTGCATTTTTTGTTCTGCATAATAATGATCCGTATTAAATGTATAATGAACCTTATCCTTTATTCTTTCCCAATCATGTGCAGTCATGATATTTTTCAATATCAACTGTCTTTCCATAACATCACTAAACATGATGGAAAATCTTGTTTGCAACTTCTGAATGAATTTACTGAAAAGCAGCTCGTCCCTTGATATCTCACTTTCTCTCCCCAAAGAGAAACCAGAGTCGGCCTCTAGTCGAGATACAGGAACGTGCATTGCTTTGTAAAGTTTCTTCTGAAAATATTCTACATCTTCCAATTGTCCTAGATTTTCACCGCCAGGAAGTGTGGTAATTTCTGTTCCTCTTCCACCTTCTCTTCGTGGCAACCAGTAATCTTCCAACATTGATTGATGTCGTTTGTCATCCTTTACTTCTCCTGTTTCAGAATCATACAACAAACGATTCTTGTATCGTGTCATAATGTCACGAATATATTGTTCTGCTTTAATCTTTGGTAGATTACCTACATCAATATAAAAAATTCTTCGTTCTGGAGCTCGTGAGATACGATAGATTACAATCGCATCTTCTACCATTCGGAGTTGATTGAGAGGTTTGAGTGCTTTGTGAAGGTATGAAAGTACTGTTTGTTTACTTGTATTCAGTAATCCAGAAGTGGTGTAGATGATACTATCACCCGAAATCATGATTCCCTGTCCTGCTTTACTGTCCATTCCACGTTCATTATATGAATACATATCTTGTGTGGAAACATTGACCTTCATAGGATCGCGGGTTTTCTCCTGTCTAACGTGTTTAATTTTTTTGACTTTCGTGGAATCTAGACTTCGTAATTCTATAATACCACGTTTAGGATCACTTTCATCAATCATTGCATGATAGTAGAGTCTTCCCTCTACATACCACCTTCTAAAAATATCAGAGCCGTATTTGTTAAAATTTAAGAGATGGAGAACATTATCAAATTCTCCCCGAATTTTGTTCTTAATACCAACCGAAAGGTCTGTGTTGTCTAAAACAACGTCTACTGCTGGTCTGCTTTTATCAATTACTATTGCTTCGTTTATGATATTATCAATTGCAATTTCACAATCCGCAGTTTGAGACGCATCTCTGTATTTGAGTATCAGATCTACTTCATTCTTAAATGCACCATCAAAGTCAACGAAAGAGCCATATGCATTGGCTCCCGAAACCATTGCTGATCCGTCTTCGTTCTCTGGTAGCGTAAATGCAGGAACGTTTGCTTTTGGTGATTCCTGACTTTTTCTTTCAATTTTAAATCCGAATAATTCAAATGCCATAATTTAATCTCCTAATCTGGATGATTTTCTGATGTTAATTGATGTTCTCCTGCTCTTCCAGGCATCCACCGATCATATGTCCATGTACAAGTATATTCTTCTATCTCTTGTGTTCCCCAATCAAGTGCAATAGTAGACAATGCAGTTGGAAATGCTCCTAAAAAATGATAATGATGTATATCTTTACCAGTTTTAGAAAATTGAGTTACTTTAAGTGATTTCTTATAATCTGCACCCTCACCCTCTTTTGTTTTTAAACTCTCATTTCTTATATTTAGTTTGTGTTCTGCAATGAGATCCATCCATTGTTCAATAGCAATTCTAATGCCATAATCTTCATCATTAATAATTGTAGTTTCCCATGTATCAAAAGTGCGATCCCCAGCAACTTTAACTGCTCTACCATGAAAGAAAACATCATAAGCCCCAATAGTAGATGCAGGAATAGTAGCACCCTTGACTAAAAATTTAGATTTTATGGTGGGTTTTTTTATTCCAGCGACTGGTGGGAATAATAGTTCAACTTGAAAAAGGGAAGGACGAGCCCCTCCCTTTAATAAGCTTGATTTTAACTTCGTTACAGAAAAGTCTGAAGTTGGTTGTGGATCTGCCATTCATCTTACTACTAAAAATTCTGATTATGTGGAATGTTCCCAAAAATCGTATGCAAAAGTTACAGTATATTCCTCTAATGCATCACTAGCCCAGTCTACAGGAATTCCTGCTATTTCAGTTGGCCACAGATAGTCAAATTTATATTTTTGAATTACTTTTCCAGCTGTGCTTAACTGTTTTACTGTAGCATCTCCATCAAACCATCTTTTGCCTATAAGAGGATCAGTTATAGTACTTCTAGAACCATCTAAAAATCCTGCCATTCCTCTCATCCATTTCATCATTGTATTTCTAGCACTAAAATTTTCATCATTGATAACTGTAACTGTCCAATTATCATATGTTCTAAATCCATTCCATTTATATCCTCTCCCCATATAATTTACTGTAAGAGGAGCAATATTCGCAGCCGGAATTGCAGCAGCTTTGACAAGAAGATTTGAATTTTCAGTAAACCCAAGACTTCTAGATGTAGAATGATTTATATCAATTTCATATAAAGAAGGACGAGCAGCACCACTTTGATTTGCTATATTTGATTTAAAACTTGTTACTGTAAATGCCATTTTATGTCCTTTTAAGTTTGATCTGTTCTACCAGTAGAACCTACCACAGTTTCATAATAGTTATAGGCCCAAGTTACATCGAATTGTTCTATATCGCTTGCAGTATCATAACTAAGTGCAATTTCAGAAAGTGTTGTTGGCCAACAATCTATAAATCTATATCCTTGTACTGGTTCACCATCTTTTCCATACTGCATCAACATAGCAGTTCCAGTACCAAAATCTGCATCTGATTTACTTTTATTTTCTACAGTACTATTGATGATTTCCATCCATTTTTCAATTTCATTTCTAACATTAAATTTTTCAGTATTGATAATAGTAGTAGTTAGATCTGCAAATACTAAATCGCCAGGAATTTTTACAGTTCTACCAAAATATTGTCTTTCGATAGGTGTAAGAGTTAATCCAGGCAATTCAGACACATTACAGTAATAGTTTACATTAGATAAAGAAGCATTAACTCCCGATGGAGCTCCAGAAACAGTAAATTCAAATAAACTAGGACGGGCTCCACCGAATTCGAGAGCCCCCTTAAATGCTGATAAGTCAGTTGCCATTTTTTATTTCTCCAAAAAACTTTGTTTTAACTATTTATATCGAAAAACTTAAACAGCACCAACGACTTCAGCGAATTCTACTCCACTCCTAACTGCAACAAAGTTGAGTTGGATAAAGTTAATAGAACGTGAAGGTTTAACAAAAATGTCTCCCCTAAACTGATTTGTATCTACTACTTGTGGTGTATTATTCGATGCATCACATATCACTCTGAAATCCTGTATTCCACCTCTACCTTGAATATCCCTCAAGAAAGGTTCAACCATTGATACGAATTGTGAACGTGTGAACTCATCGTTGAATTCAAACAACTGGAATCGAGCTGCATTTGCAATTGCTTTTTCCAGAAGAATGAATAATCGTCTTACGTTGATACGATCAAACGCAGATGGTTTTGTCAACTGTGTCTTGTCACCAAACATGACTACACCTTCGCCTGGGAAAGAAACGATTGGGTTTACACCTTTTTGATAAAGTTTATCTCGTTCTGCTTTCTTAGGATTGAAAGGAAGTTTAACAACACCTTTGATTTGACCTCTTGTGAAACCAGCTGGTGACCAGAAAGGATCACGAACTTGATCTGTATGAGCACAAAGACCCGCAGTATCTCCGTTCAAAGGAACGAATCGAAACTTGTCATTATGCTTATCGAACATATATTTCCATCCAGAGTCCATAACTGCATAAGAAGTGTTCATGTTTACAGTATCACGATAATCTGTTACATTGTCAGTTGCAGTTGAAGAGTTTGTAACTCCAACAACATCTGTTTTTTCTGGTGAAAAGAAGACCATACAATCTTTTCGTGACTCTGCAATCTGATTAATTACGTGTCGAGTGACAGTAGAACCATGTGCAGAAGTTGTAATAAGTGAAACATCTACATCTTCCGCAGATTTCATCTTATCGTAACCACGAATAACATCTGCTGAAGTAAGTGCAGAACCATCAGTTCCACCGATAAAACTTGCATTTAATGGCTGTCCGCCAGTCCAGAATTCAGATGTAGATCCACCAGTATTTGTTAAACCAGATGCAGTTGTTTTATCTACACCCCATGCAATCCAAGTTTTTGAATTGGATGTGATTTGATTTGAAGATCCAGCAGTATTAACTGAATTGATTACTGGATGTTTAGTCCACCAAACATATCTTGAATTTGCATTAAGTGCATTTTTGTAATATACTTCTTCTCCGTCAGGTGATTTTGCACCTTTCATGACTGAAAGATTCGGCCATGCTTCGATTACTTCACCAGTACTTCCTGTCCATTCTCCATCTTCGTCTACGATTGCAACGTGTATTTCGTCACATTCAAGATCTGCATCGGCTGCAGTATCGGATGTAGTAGGAGCTCCTTCGTTAAATGCATCTGCAAATTCCCATTTTCTTTCCCATGTTGCTGCTGCATTTGCACCAATGAAAGCATCTTTAACAGTCAATGATGTTGCGGATGCAATTGCAGTAACTTTTCGTGTCTCTCCACCGATTGTGATAAGATCACCAACAACCAATTGTGTAGAGAAATATGATCCCGATCCTGTAACAGTTTTTGAGTCGGCAGTTGTTGTAACTGTTCCGATACAATGTGCTGCTGGTTGTTCAAAACTTGATCTTTTTAATCTTTGGAATGTCTTATCGGAAGAAATTGCTGAAGAATGTGATTTTGCACGAACTACCGCTGCAGTTGCAGATGCAATTGAAATAACAACAAACGCACCAGTTGCATCAGTAATAGTGATTAAATCACCAACACTCAATTCTCCTTGAAAGTTAGTTCCATTTCCTGTAAGAGCACCAGATGATTGATTCCATTGCACCCCTGTTCCTGTAAGGTTTCCTACTGATGCTGGTTTGTCTGCGGGACAAATACCCATTCTAAGACTATTTCCTAGAACTCCTGCCCATTTCGCAATTACTGGTGCAGTACTACCATATGTTGTAGATCCACCATACTCATCATCGTAGTTGTTATAGTATGCATCCGAATCTGTGATTTGAACATTACCATATGTTCCAGAGGTTATTGCAGCAGCATTCTTTGGTGCAGATGCATCTCCAACTGTAGTATTTGCAGCACGAACAACCTGACAAGCATTTGAATATGAAAGGAAGTTTGCAGCTGTAAAAAAGTCATTAAAGTTATCATCATTTGGTTTTTGAAACAATTCTACCAGATTGTCTTCGTCAGTTACTAATGTAACATCTTCGATGGGCCCCCAGCGGAACCGGCCGACTGCACCACCCATTGAGGTGCCTGCAGCAACTACTACATTAGTTAAGTCTATTTCTGAGGTAT